AGCGCCTGGACGCAGAGATCCCACAATTGGTTAAGAACGTCACGATCCTACAACGAATGTCTCGAATGATGTCTGTCACACACCAAGAAGTCCTTGTTTCTAACAAGGCGTGGATGCCCATTAGCGTAGTCAGGGGGGATGGACCTGTCATCAGTAGTTACCGACGACAGGCGACTACGGCGAATTGGGCGCCAGACATCAGAGACGTCATTTCGGATCGGATTCTCCTGACGGATGTTGTCCCCGAGGATCAGATGGAAAAAGGATTTCTCCCAGGCTCCAAGATGGTGCCTGTTTATCTCCAAGGACCTGGAACACTAGACGAAGCACTTCCTGCTCATCTAATGGGGGGTGATTTTGATCCAACGGCTTTGCCGGATCAGCTCGAATGGAGGAGATCACGTTCGGACATAAGATTTGGCCGCCGTCGAGCGAAGATAGCGCACAAAACGGAATACCCGGGAGCCACTGCAGCTGGGCTCTATTATTGGGACTTTAAGCTCCCGGTCGTCACGGAGGATGATGAGTCAAAAATCGACCGCCTCGCGCTGTCCCTGTGGGCTCTACAAAAATGTAGAGACACAGAGGAAGCGGAAGTGGCCAAAATGGACTCTATCCAGACGGAGACCGGAAAGCTTCGGGGTATTACGGTGCACTCATTCGCTACTGTGCATGCAGCGCGGACCATTTATGCTGCGGTCTTACCATTACTAAGGTGTGGACCGAGCATGAAGGATGTTCTAGCCGGGCGAACATCAACTCTTTATGGCCCGCACGGTGCTGAGCTCGTAAGCACCGACCTATCAAAAGCCACAGACCATATCGGTCTGAGAACCGCACAATTTATCATGCGGCGGCTGCTCTTTAAGGTAGGTGCTCCAGCGATTTACAGGCAGGCGGTTGATCAAATTATCCATAACCAATTCCTAAAAGGTCCGGACGGGAAGCTTCACCAAATCCAGTGTGGAGCCCTTATGGGGCTCGGGTTCTCCTGGGCGATATTGTCCATTATGAACAACTTCGCGGCAACATACCAAACGGGAGTGCGGGAGAAGGCATTCCGGACATGCGGTGACGATCTTCTTGGCTTATTTACCACAGACCAGCGAGAAATCTACTTCAAGAATCTTGCTG